ATTAAAAACACAATCTCCGGTTATAGTACCACCACCTATAGAATAACCATTAAAAACACAATCTCCGGTTATAATGCCATTATTGTAAGAATAATCATTAAAAACACAATCTCCGGTTATAGTACCACCACCTATAGAATAACCATTAAAAACACAATCTCCGGTTATAATGCCATTATTGTAAGAATAATCATTAAAAACACAATCTCCGGTTATAGTACCACCACCTATAGAATAACCATTAAAAACACAATCTCCGGTTATAATGCCATTATTGTAAGAATAATCATTAAAAACACAATCTCCGGTTATAGTACCAATATTGTAATTGTAAGAATAATCATTAAAAGTGATAGTTCCATCATTAACAGTAAGTGTAGTACTTTCTATATATGAAATATTATTCAATATCAAATTTCCATTTATAGTTAAGTTATCAGTCTGATTATCCATCCTACACCAACCATTCAAAGTGAGATCACCATTTATAACGAGTGGGCTATACGATGTTCCGATAACTATCACATTCCAATTATTATCATTACATATTATATTTCCATTAAAGATTCCACCACCTATATAAAAACCATCATTAATGGTGGTAGCATTAAAAATACAATCTCCATTAACAATAACATCCTGATATATGGTAGCACTACCAGTAAAAACACAATTTCCATTTATGGTTGTATTAAGGGACAAAGTCGTATTATTTAAATAGCAAGTATTATTTATTGTGATTGTTATGTCTATAAGATCTACGAACCAGTTGGATGAAATATCAATAGTTAAATTATTTATTACTATGTTTGGTCCATTATTATAAATAATAAAACTACTATAAGGATAGTTTGGGTCTTGATCTTTAATTATAACATCATCAGAACTTGATGGTAAAGTTGAGGCTGGAACAGAATAAACATTGGTTTCAGCATTATAGCTCATCCACCAATTACCAAGACTATTCCAGTCGATGTAACCATAATCATCTTCTAGATTGGTAGCATACAAATAAAATGTTGCCATAATTCTTCTATGCTATTGCTAGCATACCTCCATTAATACCACCCGGTATTGGATATGGTGTTCTATTAGTATATTCAATATATTCTACTACAGACGATGATTCTTGATAACTTGAGTCTTTAAACAAAGCAATACCATAAATTATTCCATTATGGTGAGAACTATGATTAAAAACACAATCTCCGGTTATAGTACCACCACCTATAGAATAACCATTAAAAACACAATTTCCCGTTATAGTACCACCATTGTTAGAATAATCATTAAAAACACAATTTCCGGTTATAGTACCATAATTGCTAGAATAATCATTAAAAGTGATAGTTCCATCATTAACAGTAAGTGTAGTACTTTCTATATATGAAATATTATTCAATATCAAATTTCCATTTATAGTTAAGTTATCAGTCTGATTATCCATCCTACACCAACCATTCAAAGTGAGATCACCATTTATAACGAGTGGGCTATACGCTGCTCCGATAATTATCGTATTCCAATTATTATCATTACATATTATATTTCCATTAATGATTCCACCACCTATATAAAAACCATTATAGACATCATTAGCATTAAAAATACAATCTCCATTAACAATAACATCTTGATATATGGTAGCACTACCAGTAAAAACACAATTTCCATTTATGGTTGTATTAGGAGACAAAGTCGTATTATTTAAATAGCAAGTATTATTTATTGTGATTGTTATGTTTTCAAGATATGCGTACTGGTTGGATGAAATATCAATAGTTAAATTATTTATTACTATGTTTGGTCCATTATTACCAATAGAGATAGATAGAGTTTGATCTTTAATTATAACATCATCAGAACTTGATGGTAAAGTTGAGGCTGGAACAGAATAAACATTGGTTTCAGCATTATAGCTCATCCACCAATTACCAAGACTATTCCAGTTGATGTAACCATCTTCTAGATTGGTAGCATACAAATAAAATGTTGCCATAATTTTTAAACTATCTAGTTGGAGGCTTAAATAATTTTTCTAGACTACTTTTAATATCATCCCCAAGCAACTCTAATACTCTATTTTCTAATTGGGTTTGGGTATAATCACCTACAGTATCATAATCTTGTTTTGTCCATACAACCAAGGGAAAAGGACATGGTTTAATTTTAACAATAACATTTTTATTTTTTACATCATCAATAATTATTAAACTAAGTTCTTTAATTATTATGGGATTTTGAACTCGCACTTCTCCATCGGCTCTTATAATAGTTGGTGGCTGAATAGTAATAGGATTTGATAAATTCATAAAATCTCCTTATTATATTATGTAAATTTTAGTAACCGGGTACAAATGCTACAATATCCCATTTGTCACGACCAGCATGATATGTGGCACCAAGAATATCCATAACGCCACTCCCGCCACTAAAAGGGAGTGGATTGGTTGCGCTAGATGGAATCTTAAATTTATTTCCAAGACTTAATATTCTATTACCAGTATTATCTTGACGTATTCTCCACCTTAATGTTTGACCATTTGTTGGATTGGTTGGATTGGTTAATAGTCCACTACCAGTTAATGTTAGATCAAAAATGCCACCAGAACTAGCATCAGTATTAATATTTCCACTAACACTACCAAGATTAATAACTGTAAAACTAGGCGATCCTACACCAATAGCGTTACTAATTTCACTCAAACTAATTTTTTTAGTAACTCCACCACCAGATGGATCATCCATAAAAATGAAAATATCATCATTAGTTAAATTACCAGAGCCTTCTGGAAGTTCATTTATTCTTACAATTCCCATAATTAGGTTCCTATCACGTTAGAGTTACCTAGACCATAATAGTAGCTTGGATCATCAAATCTAGCATCATATTTATTTTGTATATCCGCTATAGCTGGAGTGTTCTTAACATTAGTATCTAGTGTGGAATATTCTCCAGTTCTAGTGCAAGAAACGAGAACTGTACCATTTTTAATGGGATTAGCCGATACGATTTTATTAATGTCATTAGCCATATTTTTACCTTTATTCTAGTGAGTTATAGTATAATACACCTAGCGATCTATTCTATCTTCAAGAGCCTCTAGTGTTTTACCAAGAGTGGCTATTTGAATTTTAAGTTCGTTCATAACTTCAGTATTACGCTGAAGTGCTGATGCAAATGCCGCTTGAGTCTCTTTATTACTAGCTAATCTTTCCATAATAAACTGACGATCTTGAAGATAAGGACTTTCATTTTTGATGAGTTGAGCCACTTCGCTTTTGGTTACCATATTGCGGCCTATAGCCACCCAAAACCCCATCATAGTCACAATAATACCAATACTAGTTGTTGCAATATTTTCCCAAAAATGAATAATAGTTTCACTCATAGGCTTCTCCATAACTAAATAAGCCAACGACACCTTCAAGTATCATTGGCTTATTATGTGTCGTTAAAGTTAATAGTGTTGATTATCAGCCGTTGGTTTTATTCTTATAGTTATCATTAACTGGAACCTTGGAACCTGTGCGATATGTTAGTTCACCAGGAACACTAAGTGTAGGATTAGCAGCCTCATCACTAGCAAAACTAATGGTTTGAGCGGCAGGATAATTACTATCCCATTTACCAGTTACCCTATTGTACTTGTTAGCTCTAATAGCTGTTGTAAATAGTACAGACTTATTATTCTCAACTTTATTGATACTACGCTTAACACCATCATTAGCGGGAGATTTGATAACATTAGTATCAACACCGGCTAGTTCTGTGGTAACTAAACTACTAATCGGCTTAACGTGGTTGTGAGCAAAAGTGCCAGCACTAACTGCTTTGCCAGCATAGTCTTTTTCTGTTACAGAGTCAGGAACTACCCTGGATCCAAAAGCATCAACAACTGGTCTAACTGTGTTAACATTTTCTACAACATTAGATGTTGATGTTCCGTTAGCTCTCATTGTGCCGTGATTATTGCTAGCTTCAACTATAGCGCCATATGGCGAAACTGTGGTAGCACTACCATTTACTTGAGCTGTTGCCATTATTATACTCCATATTAAAGAATTTTGTGGAACAACAGGTTATACACCACTATTTATGTTTAAGGCCAGAATTAAAAGCTACAAAATTTTTCAAACTATGAACTGAGGTTGTTCTAAACCCAAATAGGCCAGATTTAATCATAGTATCAAAATGTTTATCGCACCATACGTTACCAGTGGAAATAATATTTAGGTCTTTTGAGTTTTGATATAGAAAAACGGATGCTAGTATATTATCGGCTAAATTATCAAGAAAGAAATTTGTTGATGGAAAAACATACGTTATCTTGAAACTCTCAAATATCTCACAAATTTTCTTTAAACAGTGGTGGTCGAAAGTTCTATATTCTAGTATATATCGAGGTTGAATATTATTAGTAGAACAAAATTCCATCGCATATTTGATATCGTCTCTTATTTTATCATACCTCCTATTTGCTGCTAAATTCTGTGGCATAGCAATATCCACGAAGTTTATACCAATCTTAGATGCTTGCTCAACAGAAAATCGCCGTGTTTTACTATCAGAAATGCCTAACGGATAATCAATCAGGCAAGATAGACTGATACGGTCAGTAGGAACCAGATTTTTAATTCCTTTGATTAAATAGTACGGAGCTGTTATGCTATTAATAGGATATTGAATTATTTCAGTGACTATATTTTTAGAGTCAATATCATTAATATCAGTATCTATAAAAGCAAAATCAATATACATGCTATTTTGATTTCTTCATTAAGTTTTTGATATATTCTATGTTGGGATATTTTTTTGTGCCTAATACTCCATCAGCAAAACCATATCTTACGGCCTCGTCCGATGTTAGTATCCAATCTCTTTTTGTGGCTAACTGACTCACAATATGTTTTCGTACCATCATTCTTTTCCAATTTTTTTCTTTACATATAATACTATTCATACACTTTTCAGTGAATATATCGATCATCTTTTCGCTCTCTTTTTCACTCCACTGTACTGTGCTTAAAGCGGCCTTGTGTTCGTTATCAATACTAAGTGATCCATAATGGATCAAAAAATTAGTATTTTGTGTTAGAATTCTCAGGTCTGCCGCTTGCAATAGTACACTACTACTAGATTCAACTTTAGCAGTAGCGACTATAATAACTTTGCTTTTGCTGGCTCGTATAGAATCATAAATGCCCAAACAATCTTGCCAGTCGCCGCCAGGCAAATGCATATGCACAAGAATGGGTTCTAATGATATGCTGTTAAGGTAGCGTAGGTTTTTTTCAAATACTATTGCTGATCTATAATCAACGCCAGCCTCATCAGATTCATCAGACATATATGAGTGTAGATATATCTCTCTATTATTTAGATCAATATTATAATCATGAATAGTATTAAGAAGAGTGAAGTCATTGTTGGTAACATTTGTCATATATTTATTGATTCAAACTTTCATTAATAGTATTAATAACTTCGGAGTCATTAAAACATTTACCTATGGCTATTCTGAATCGGTATCTAGTAAAGATATCTAATATCTCAACCCCGTCACACTGCTCAATAATATTTTTAATCTTATTGGATATACTAAAATTAGTATGACCTAACCAAAAATTAAAAATTTTACCACTAGCAGTATGTTCGTTGTATGGGATAAGACCCAATGGAGAGGCTATAACTTTTATAGGATTACGAGAAATAGGTTTATGTTCTTTGACTTTATCCTCGTCATCATCCTCTTCTGGATCACTATTAAGTATATTATCCAGATCAGCTATATCATTATTATAATCAGTCCATTTAGCCTCGTCCATATCTTGACCAAACGGATCAACCCATTTTTCCCACATAATTAGTGGTTTATTATCCATTATTCGCCCTTTGAATTGAAATGAGTTGGTTTAATAATCGGTTCATCATTGTTTTCAGATAATAAATTATCATTAATATGAGATGACCAGTCAGATATAACCTTCTGCACAAAAATATTATGATTGATATCTTGTTTAGAAATTTTTAGTAAAACATCTAAAATTAATTGTACATAATATCCTTCATTGATTAAAAATAACATAATACCAAGTTGTTTAGCACTTTCTAAGTCATCATTATTAATCGCTAATGATATATGGGATTGATTATTTTCATCAAGTTCAAATATTAAATAATTAGACTTACTTTTTTGAGATTCTTTTTGTTGTTCTTTTTGTGTAAATAACGATTTTAGTTTTTGTAACATATTATGATAGTTTTTGCATGGTTTCAAAAATAACCGGACTTAATCTATGTTCTTGTAGTGGATCAAAATCTATCCATTGTGCCTTAGAAGAATCTATGCTACTTTTATAGTCTATAATAAATCCATATATAGTTTGTAAGATATGATCTTCTGTTTTTAATTTTGATGAATTAATATTAATTATCTGTGGTAATAATTCTAATTCATTCACAAAAATATATTGTCTTAGAAAATCAATAATACTCTGATTAATATTTGATGCTTGATCAATAGATAATTTAAAATTAGGTAATTCTATATCTTCAGATTTGATAGATAGTATACATCTTTTATTCAAACCTGGATTAACACCGAACACTACACAACTAATATTTATTTCAAACATTAACTGTTTCCTTTATCATATTAATAGCTTTATTTAAACCCTGTCTAACTGCTTCTCGTGTTATACCATATTTTTGACCAATTTTTTCAAATGTGTAAGCCTCAAAGTAATATAGTTTGATATAGTCTTTTTGTCTAGGAGTTAAGCAGTCTAAGGAGAGTAGGGACTCAATCAGCTTTGTTAATTCTTCTTTGTCTTCTTTTTGAATCAAAATATCATCTGGGGACATCATCTTCTCATCTTGTGTACAGTTATATACTGTGCTATCATCTGATTCGATTTCATGGTCCAAGGAAAAGAATTTTTTCTTAAATTTCTTGTCTTTTTTGTGATCTTTTGTTATATAGGTCTGAATAGCCCATAATGCACACTGATTTCGATAGGAGTATCTGGTCTTTTTTGTTCCTTTTTCATTTTGATAGTTTTCATCCCATCTCCAATCTGCCATCATAATAGCATTAGCAACAGAGGATATAGCATCTTCATCCTTCAGCATTTTTGTTGATAATCCTTGATAAAACTGATTAGAAAATTTTGCTATAGATTTTTTAGCCAGAGTCACATAGTGATCCAGACTATCGAAATTAATCTCCGAATGATCTTTATATCGAATTTTTTGATTACCAATACCATTTAATTGTAATAACATAATTTCTCCTTATTTAAGAATATCCTTTGGTACGCGCTTATGATAAATATCTAATACAATACTTTTGATATAGTCTCTAACAGCTTTTCTTTGATCTTCAGAATATCCTATATCGCAAGTGTCGTCTTTTGTTAAATTAAAATCTACCAAATATTGTCCTATAATTTTATCTATATCCTGATTAGATAAATCAATACGGAACATTTGTTTGGATGCTATGTTTTGTAATTTATGAATTATATCATGATCAGCATCATACTTATGAAAATGCTGTAGTCTAAGAGATAACCAATGTAGAAATTCACTATCAGATTCAAACAAACTATATTCCTAATTACTTCTGAGCCTTTTTCCAGGATTCTGGATCTGGTCTATCTTTGTCGCCGGGTTTCGCTGGTTTATACTTTTTACCCATTCTTTCTTTTTTCTTTCGTATATTTTCCCAAAGACCGGGTTTGGATCCACTGATACTATTATCGTCTGCCTCGGATACAAACATCACAAAATCATGAATGGTCCTCATGTAGTCCTCTGTAATAGCAATTTTACCCTGTAGCCAGCTTTCTGTCAAGTTTTCCTTTACTGATGGATTTTCCAGAGCCGCTAAAATAGCCTGACTATGGTTCATAATAGCCCTGAGCGATCCAACACTCATCTGATAAAAATCATTTTTGTATTCCATCATTTCCATTTCTGGAGTTTCTTCCTCTGTTTCCTCAACTTCTGTAAAATCTGTATCATCATTTGCAGCTAATTTATTAACGTTTGTGATCAGTTCTTTTAGCATATCTCCGATATTAGATATTGTATATTCTGTTGTATTAGCTTTTGTATTATGTGTTTCTAATAGATGATCTATTTTGGGTTCTGACATTTTTTGTATCTCCATTAATAATTTACCACGCACGGCAAGACCAATATCTTGCTTTCCATTTTGGTCCTGGATTATCGCAGTTATGTCTTGCTCTAAAACTTTTACGTCTTTCTGGAATATTCTTTTTGATTTTCATATTCGGATCAGGATCACCAAAACGAACTATTACAACATTACCACTTTCATTTTTAGTATATACAGCAAATTTTTTAGGACCATTTGATGTTCTAAATGGTTTATTTAATGTTACTTTGCGACCTTGATATTCAGCAGCTTTACTTTCCCCTTCATATCTAAGATATCGACCATTTTTTTTGTAGTTTCCTCTTCTTTCAAAATAATATTTTTCAAAAGTAACAGGATCTATATATTCATATTTGGCAACTACTGGGAGTTCTAATTCTTCTGTATCTTCTCCAAAGTCTACATAATCCTCGTCTTTTGGAGGAACTATATTTGATAAGCTTATTTCTTCAACATCTCCACATTCTTCACAATCATTATAGGCTAACGAAAAACCTAAGATATCTAATACATAATCAAATAGTCCAGATTTAGTACGAGTTTGACCAAGACAGATCGCTACTCTTTGTTTAGAATCTGGATATTCCTTTTTCATGGTTTCGTTACCCATGCAACGGGCCACGAATTTCTGATTATCTTCGTTTTGTTTTCTTTTTGGTATTGGCATAATAACTATTATTCTTAAGGAATGATGATTGTATAATACTGGCAGTATGATCCCAACTATATTTTTTGGCCGTTAAAACTCCATTGGAATTAGAGTCTATATGGTTACTATACACAAATTTCATATGAGAAACGATTTGATCAAATTGATTTTGTCCTATTTTAGCCCAATTACCGGACCCATCAAACCATTTTCCGTCATTAGCAGGCTCAAGGCTATCAATATCTACCAGATAAGAATTGTCTTTATTACAGTATTCAGTATGAGCTGAATAATTTGTTACTATAACAGGTTTATTCATAGCCATACTTTCTATAATTTCATTATTCCAGCCCTCTGCTCTAGATACGAAGACTCCACAATCACAATTATCAATAAATTGTGCTACTTGATATTGAGTTTGTAATCGTCCAAAAACTTTAATCTTATCTTTTAATCTACAATTATCTACTAAACTAAACCAATAATTATTTTCTTGTTCATTAAGAAATGGATTAAATGGCAATAGAAATAATTGTACATTATCATCTGGTCTGAATGCGGCATCAAACGCTTGTAACAAAACATCTTGAGACTTACGATGCTCCCACTTGCCAATATGATAAAAAGTATAAGTGGGTTTCTCTAGTCGAATTTTATATTCTGGAACATTAAAAATATTCATATCCACACCTAGTGGACAAACTATAATTGGCTTATTTACTCCGTTGTCCTGAAGTATTTTCTTACCCCACGATGAAGCCACAAAAATATAATCGCAATAGTTTAAATGATGAATTTCTCTTGGTGTTAATTTATCAATTTCAAAGAATGGAAAACTATAATAGTGACCATTACCAACCCTCATGGCCAAATCATATTGATGCCATATTTTTAGACATGGTGCAGAATAGTCGAATGTAGAACTATTATTTAATAGTTTTTGGAATAGCTGTTTATCTTCTTCACTATTACAATCTATATTAGATCCAATAGGAAATAGACTGATATTTAAATCTTTATTTAGGGACTTGGCTATATTTGATGATGTTATTCCATAGCCAGTACCATTGATCGGGCAGAATAAATTAAGGTTTTTCATATATTTTATTATGAGTATTATTTACCTGTATAAAAGTTGTTTTTTTACCGAAATCTTTAATGCTATTTGCTCCAATATAAGTACATGCACTTCTTAATCCACCATAGATATCTTGTATAATATCTTGTGCTGTTCCTTTGTATGGCACAATCACACATTTGCCTTCATCTGTTCTATAATCTGCTACTCCATTATGGTGTTTATTCATAGCGTCTTTGCTACTCATACCATAATATTTCAATGATACTTTTCTTTTGGGTGAGTTATTGCCTGGATCAAAAGGTTGCCAAAATAAATAATCTGTATCTTTACCTCCCAAATATTCATATTGCCATTCTCCTTCACACTCGTCAACACCAGCAAACATACTTCCCAACATTAGAAAATCCGCATTTCCACCAAGAGCTTTCGCAATATCTCCGACTACTTTACAACCTCCATCGCTACAAATATGACCACCTAGACCATGAGCAGCATCGGAGCATTCCATTACAGCACTCAGTTGTGGGTATCCAACGCCCGTTTTTAAACGAGTGGTACAAACGCTGCCTGACCCTATACCAACCTTGACTATATCGACCTGTCCATGAATAATTAATTCTTCTGTCATTTCTGGAGTTACTACATTACCAGCCATAATAATAGATTCTGGAAATAAATTTCTTAATCTATATGCTGTTTTTACAAACTGTTCAGTATACCCATTTGCCACATCAAGACAAATATTTGGATATTGTTTAGTTTGTTCAATAGAACGAAATACTTCTATCGCCTTATTGATATCTTTTTCGCTTGTGCCTATAGAATAAAAAACTAAATCATTAATAACTTGTTGTTTATAAAAATCTATATACTGTTCTTTAGTATAGTGTTTATGCAAGCAGGTTATGGCGGAGTGTGGGCATAGGGATTTAGCCATATCTAACGTGCCAACAGTATCCATATTAGCAACCATAATTGGAGATGCTAATAATTTGCGTGGAGAATACTTAAAAGAATATGATCGTACTAAATTAACCTCTGATCTACTATTTAGTGTGGATCTTTTTGGTCTTATGAGAACATCATCGAAGTCTAGTTTAGTTTCATTAATTATTTTTTGCATTGAAGAAATACCATCTCTTATGAGTATCTATATTTTCTGATGTATTAATATGGCTAAGATAATGTTTGATTTCATCCCAACTTGAAAAAATCATTTGGTGTGGGATCATTCCAAAAAGCCAGTCAGGTGCGTGATTTTTACCTTGAGCCATATGAACTATAATAGGTTTTTTTTGACGGTTTGCCAGACTTATTTCTTCCCATGTTCCACAAGCATAGTGATCTAAATCAAGATTAACTATCAGAAAATCACTAATATCAACTAATCGTAAATCTACTGCTCGTATAGTTTTCATCATCGCAGTCAATTCATCATATCGACCCATATGTTTCAGTTTAGTTTTAATTTGATGAGTATCATGATCTTCTAATCCGATATCGGTTGGTTTACTAATTGGGTTAAAAACTACTATTCCTAGACTAGTAAGAAATGGAGTAATACTATCTCTCCATCCAGTACCACGATCTATTACCCTATCCATAGCACCAGCAAGGTAAACTCTTTGATTATTAAGTCTATTCATCTTAGCGATTCAAAAAAATATATTCAATTAAACTATTTGAAGGTTTCACACCTGAAGTTTTATTTAATCTAACATCACAAATTGAAATGTATGCTTGAAATACTCCAATCAACATAGCAATAATAAGTACAATTGTTATTTTAAATTCTCCTTAGTCAAAAAAACATCATTTGAGATGGGTTTATACATATCTTATAATCTGGAAATTTAGTGATCATATTTTTATGAAAACATACATGCTCACAATCATATCCATCATATTTACTTTTAATATAGTCAGCGCTTTTATATATAGCAATACCACCAAAAGCACTGTTAACTTTAATCGGACTACTTCCAATAGGCGGTTGCCAAAAACCAAACCACATCATAGGATCATGAGAATATACTGCTGCATATTTTTGCAAATCTTCCCACCAAGAGCCTCTATATGCCCAACAGTCATAATTCCATATAATTTGAGATGTTTGATCCATAGTTAATGATTTCATCTCAAATGAATTACCAACCATAGCATCACAATAATTAGCAGACAGCCATCCAAAAGAATTAATGATACCATCAAGACTAAATTTTTGAAAATCTGTATCCATCACTATGACAAAATCAAATTTGTCATTATTCTTTTGAACATGAGATAAGCAAATGTTACGGTGTTTAGCAAGATTAGACGTTCTTTCTATGGATTTAAGGTCCATGTTTTTCCCGTGAACAAACTGTTTGAGATTTAGTTTATCAGATCTATAATCGAAATTTTGAACTTTGGACTTAAGACTAGATAAGGTTTTACTAGTATTATCAGTAGAATCATTCTCATATATAAAATATGATAATTTACTACAATAACTTTTGATATTATCAATTGCCAAAATATTTTCTTCTAGATATGATTCTGAATTTCTAGTTAGTCCAACTACAATAATCTTTTGATTACTCAGATACTTTTTACCTAGATCTATATATCTAGAATATTGTTCTTTAAATTCTGGTAAAATAGAAAACATAATTAACCTATTTGAGCAAGTATATTACTCATAGCTTGATATCTATCTGGAAAACAAGTGGAATGAAAAAATTTTGTATCCGGTGGTATTTTTCTATGATCATTGATATGAGGGTTCCACCTGTAGTCTAGACTTGTCCACTGTATGTTTGTATGTTTTGGTCTGATTATTGGTGTTGAGTCAGGGTCAGTACCCATGAGATATATTAATGATGCTTGCTCCCACCAACAACCAGATCTTCTAAAATCAGTATATGATTTAATTTCTGGAATAATTTCTAGAAAGGATTGATTTAAAAACCAAACCCCACAATTAGGAACCCAGCCATCAGAAGTTTCATGGACAACAAGACCAAAAGTAGAATTTTGATCCATCTCATTAGCAATATCATTTTCAAATCTACATATAATCACATCTGAGTCAATCCATAAAACTTGTTCATATGTTTTCAATAAATTTTCTATAACATCTAACTTCCACCATGAAGGAGGTTTAATTTTGGTAGTATCACTAAAAAAATTATTAGACGGAAAGAATAGATCATAATTATGATTATAGGCGTACATATATAAGGTTTTAATAGATAATGACAACAAAGAACTATGATAATCAGTTCCAAAAGATGTAATAGCTTTTTTCATTGTGGATTAATTTTTTACAATAATAAACGAGGCTAGTTTTTCTTTAGTTGTAATATAATATCGAAATTTATTTTTGTTAGTAAAGCTTTTAACAGCACTGACTACTCCTGGGAATATGTCTTGATTGTAGTCATGACCACATATCAGCCCATTATTTTTAGTTACCCTTAGTGCTTCTTCTAATTCAACAATTAGATGATCATAGGTATGAATAGTATCAATATAGATAAAATCAAAATAACTATCTTCTTTAGACTTTAAAAAAGTTATAGAGTCTATCTTAGAAATGGTAACATTGGTGTTATGTGAATATTTTCTTAGTGCGTGATCAAATAAATAGTCACCATTAAATGTTTGAATATTTTCTCCATTTATATCTCCAGATCCGACTATACCACTAAAAGTATCTACCAAATAAAACTTCTGAAATTTTCCTGATTCTATAAATAAATCAGAATACTCACACAAAAACACGCCTAGTTCACAACCAATACTTGTAGGTTGGATAAGGTTTATTAAGTGTGATCTGGTTGGTATTTCAGTACTATTTTCTAATATCATATACTACAACCCTATGGTCTTCCCAAATATCTAGTATCAAGTCCTGAATAAAATTCCAGTTTCCTCCAGCAAGTCCACAACCAAATTTTGGACAATGAATTTGTACTTTATTGTCGTTGTTAAAACTTAGTAATAAATACTCACTCACTCTATACATGGTTTTTGCTAAAGCACCATAATGTAGCGGTCTTCTGTTATTTTTAGAAATTGTACCATTTTGGGCAATCATATTTGCAAAGATTAATTTATGACCATATTTAGGATCTTTCTCAACTTCCACGAACTGAACATAACCAAGCACATTTTTAGATCCTAGAAGATGATAATTTTCTTTGACTATCGGATAGTGCTTGGCAACACCAGCAGCAAATCCAGCCCCAAAAGCATTAACATTGTTGCAAACATGAGGAACCACAATACTAGAACCATTATATTCATTGTATATGTGTTCCTGTACAAAATTGAATAAATTGCCGTATATTGTTGGTAGTTTACTTAGAGTTTTCATTTACACTGTTCCATTTGTCTAGTGGACATTTTTGATCGGCCCATGCTAATTTATTTAAAAATATACGCTTGTTATTAATATTACATCCACAAACCAAACACTGACTATTTTTTTTATCTAACTTGTCACAAGAAGAACAAATACTATACCTATAGTCTATAGTATGCTGACTACTCTTTGGCAAACCACGATTAATATGCCAAAATAAGGACTTAAGAAAAGTTTTCAATCTAATTAGAAACATCTATTTTCTTTGTTATTTTAACTGGTGTTGTGTTATTATCTTTGTCTAAAATATAAATTGGAGAATGGTCAACAATAGTTTGATTCTGAAACCAAGAAGGAAATCCATCAGATAACGAATAACATAATCTTTGTCCATCTTTCTTAAAGTCTGATGTTAACACATAGACCTTATCCTTTAGAGTAAAAGTGTCTCCACATTCTAGTTCCTCAATATATTTCATTTATAATCCTGTTCCCAATCTTCCCACAATTCTTCTTCTCTAATTTCCTGGATATTTTTTTTGAACTGTTTTTTAGACTTTGAGATAAAGCGTTGTTCATCAGAAATCTGATGTTTTTTATAGTTTTTATCTGCTAATTTTTGCCGACGTAAATCTTTTTTATCTGGATCTGACATTTTCTGTTTTTAAACTGTTGTGATACAAACTATTATATCGTGCTGACTCTGAGTGTCAAGGTGACTATAAGAAATTTTTGTCTTGACTATCACTTAGAACTCTCTTATATCTTATGCAGCGGGGGAGATTACTATTTACTATTATCTAATATCCACTTCCTGTATTTACTAATTCTTGTGTGTGCAGACTCAGAACCGTATCTAGAATTGGATGCATTTTTATTTTTAGTATCCCATAATACACATGAGTGAATTCCTGCTAACTTGTTACCAATAAATAATCCACCTCCGCTATCACCACTACCTATAAGAAACTCTAATGCTGTTTTATCCTTATCTCCTGGCTTTGATGGTGAACACATTAATAAATCTCTATCTATATAGTCTATCTTATTTGATCCTGCTCGTTTTTTTTGATCAGAATTAACAGCGCCGCTACTAAATGTTCCTTTCATACCATATCCAGATAGTGTGCAGACTTTATCAACCTCATCCTCTGCTTCATATAAAGATGGATAAAAATCTAATTTGATAGGATCTTTTGAGTAACAAATTGCTATATCACTTTTACCAAAAACACTATCATCAAATTCTTTTGGCCACACACATTTTATAATCTCGTAATCCTTATCTTCTACTGTTACTTTAACAACTTTATAGTTCTGCACAACATGAGCCGCTGTTAAAATAATGTTTTCAGATATTACAACACAAGAACCACAGAACTTTGTATCATTTTGATAAGTTCCACATATTCTTCCTATGCTCTTGAATTCTTTTCCAAATTCCACATATTTAGTATCTGGTGTTTCTGGATCAATAGTTCCTGCAAGAGTTCCATTGATACTAAAACATAGCGTTAAAAATATTGCTAAGTATAATCTCATGGTTTTTCTCCATGAAATAATACACCATTTTTATTATTTTAGAGTATTTGGGATGCTATCAAACAACCTTTAGCAACAGCGTGTAATGGATCTTTGGCGTGTCTGATTTCTTTGACTACTAGTGGAAAATTATTATCGCTTAGTTTTTGCGTAAACTGTTCAATATATCCATTAGCCTGAGATGTTCCTCCAGCAATAACAATTGTTAGTGGATCTTTAAACTTTGGTAAACTTTTATGTCCAGTAAGAGCAGCACTTAATTGCTTAGTAGTATAATCAATTAATCTTTCATAGTATGCTGAAACCGCTGCTAATATTGGATTATCGTTGGGTTCGCCAATTTTAAAACCACCCGCCTCCTTCTCTGCTTGAATTACACTATCGGGTTCTCCGGTGGCTACAGCACTCATACGATCAACCCAGTCGCCACTCTTGGTGGTACTAAAAACCACGGTTGGTTCACCATTAAGCATAACACAAATATTAGTCATTCCAGCACCACAACTAATACCTATGCCAGTATAATCATTTGTATCTAATTCAGCATAGCACAACGCTTCTGCTTCATTAATAGATCGAGCATCATAACCAACTTCTTGTAAGATAGTCTTAATAACATCTTCATGATATCCAATATCAAAATCTTCATCTTCTTGATCTACAGGTTGTGCTGGAACACAATAAACCAATTTTTGACCGGCTTCAGAAGATTGCCCGACTACTTCTTGTAGGATAAATGCTAATACTCTTTTAGCATCTTTTTCTTTTGCTGATACAACGCCCCTATACATTGGTCTTTTTGCTGTATCGTTTCTTTCTATTGCTTTTTCAATAGCATCTTTACCTAAGAGAATAAATGATCCATCATTATCTTTGATAAAAACCTTACCAGACAATCCTTTTTCGATCATTTTTGTGGCTACTGGGGATGATGGCTTTATAATATAGAAAGCATCTCTAAAGTCTTTATATTCAATATTGCCGTTATTATCTTTTGCTTTTACAATATAACTTGTACCAACATCAAGTCCGATTCCAGCCATAAATCACCCCTTTTTTAGTTGTTTTAGTTTGTCTACAGAAGAAGATATAGTGTCGGATGACTGTTTAACTTCTCCAAGATTTTCGTATTTTTTCTCCATACCACCAGTTTTAATATCTAGTACAATCTTTTTATCATCAATACTTATCTTTTCTTTATTAGACTCATTATTCTTTTGCAGAAAAGACTTGGGCTTTTCCAAATTATTATATACACTAGAACTTGTCCATAATTGTCCTAAAATTAGACCAAAAGCAAAACTAAAAAGATTGAGTACGAGTAAGACTATGTCTAGTAAAAGTTCATTTTTCATGGTCTTTTACCTATAACCCTACCCTTTTGGGTACGAATAACATAACCTTCTCTTAATAAATATGGCTCTATACTATTCTCAATAGTTTCTATTGCTATACCAGTTAGTGATGAAATACTTTTTAGTCCTAATGGATTACCTTTGTTCTTAGTTAATACATCAAGATATAATCTATCATACATATCTAATCCTCTATAGTCAATTCCCTGACTATCAAAAATAGTATTTACATCTACTGATGAACTTTCACAACTAATAAAATTCTTATACCACAATAGTCTAGCATTTAAAATACGCGGAGTTCCCTTGCTTCTTTTAGCGATTTCTAGCAAGTGATCTTCTGATACTGATAGTCCGAGTTTTTCAGCATTCAATCCTGCTAGTTTGGCTAACTCATCGGGTGTATAAAAAGACAAATGCTCTTTGATTGTAAAACGATCATAAAACGGCTGACTTAAACTGCCTCCGCTAGTTGTAGCACCAACAAGAGTAAACATTGGCAGATCAATAGACTCTGGTTCAGATTCTAGGGTGATATGAAGAACAAAATCTTCCATAATGGGATATAAGAATTCTTCTACTAATTTTGGTAGTCTATGGATTTCATCTATAAAAAGGACCGATCTTGGTTGTATGCTCATCAAATATGGTAGTATACTTTTTACACTACGAATATTTGCAGCGTTCAGTGTGCGGATCGTTGTATCTAGTTCACTGGCAATAGAACTCGCTATAGTGGTCTTACCAAGGCCCGGTGGGCCGTCTATTAAAACGTGCGGCATCACGCCACCAGAGTTTAAACAGCCCCTCACCATGATCTTTAGGCGATTGATGACTTCTGATTGACCAATAATATCATCAAATTTTGATGGCCTACTAATACTATTCGACATTTTTAAGTGACTCCAAGGTTTGTTTGACTAATAATCCAATATCGTTTGTGGGACAATCGTTATAACTTTTAGTTACTAAAGACTTTGCTTCGCTAACAGTAAAGCCAAATTTAACTAGACTGTTAACAACAGTATCTAATAAATCTTTTGGTATACTTTGATCTGTTTTTGTAACTGGCTTAGATGTCGCGGAGACGGGCTTGCTTATTTTTATCGAATCGTATTTGAGTTTAAAGCCTGCTACTCTTTTAACTTGAAAGGTGTGGTTACAATCACACACTATTTTATAGTTTTTAGTTGATGCTTCTTTGAATGACAACCAATGAGGTTGACCACATTGTTTGCAGATATACTTTAGATGTATATCATATTCAATCGGTTTCTGGTTTTTCTTTTTGCTCGTCTTTGTTGTCATTTTTTATCCAAAAAACAAAGTCATTTGATTCATCATCATATGCACTTTCTACCAATCCTTTGTTAACTAGTGAATTTAACAGATTGCTTGCTAGTCTAGTATTAAGTTCTTCCAGAATAACCATATACTTTTCATCAGTCACTAAATATCTAGTATCTCCAGACACTTTATGCTTTTGTTTTATTAGAATGTCTTTTGCTATTATTGCTGACTCATCATAAGATAAATTAGAATCTAGTTCTTCTTGATCTATTTCATTTAGTTCTGTAAATAAATCAGACTCGTCAATTTGTTTTTCTCCAAAGCATTTGAATACCAAACGTCTTGAAGCATTAATGAACTCATCAAAATCTGATATGATTAGATAGTCTTCTTTCATAAGTTTAGTTTAATATATCAAACATTCCTTTGTAGTATGTTGGTTGTTTTAGAAAGTGTATCGAATGTTGTGAGATATGATTTTTGTATAAGATATTTATTTGATCTTTGATCAGATATTTATTTTTCCATATTGGATGATTATGATAGTTATTCCCCAAATACAGGAATGGATTTTTAGTTCCATCGCCTGTATTGGGAATATAACTATTCACAGGAAACGACACCAACGGAAAGTTAATAAGATCTGTAATCCAACTAGATAATGACGAATTAGGATTTATGTCAAACTTGAAATAAAACTTATAAGGATCGTACTGATCATTATCATCATAATTATAGTAGTCATCATCGTCATATCCGTCATCTTCGTCGTCGTAGTTGTCGTTCATAGTATTTCCTTAAAAGTGAGGATGGAATCGAACCACCCAACGAGCCGCACGGCACGTTTCTCGTCCACAAGCCCACTTTACTCCAACGATCAATAATCAATACTGATCGTCATCTTCCTCATCGTACTCATTGTAATCGTCCTCATCATCAACATCTTCATCAAACTGATCCCAGTATGATTCATCAATATTGTAGTCATCATCATCCTCATAATCATCTTGCTCGTCATAACTAAAGTTAGACGAATAAAGAGGCTTGAGAAGTTCGCCTTGATACTCTCCAACAACTACATATTGGCAAGTGCGAAGTTTCTCACAATTACAATCAGTAGGCACACTAACAACATCACGCGGATTAATCTTTACGATTACGATACGATCACCACTCTCCACACTACCATAAGCAGCAACATAGTTTAATGCTCCAGCATGAAGTCCATCAGAGCAACCGCGAGAGCGATCATCATCAACCTTTGCTCGCTGCATTTTAACAGTGTTGCCTACACTATTATCAAATGCTCCACGATACTTGTCCTTATAATCATTCCTAACGGCCTTATACGCTAGGAAATGACCATCCTCAGTGATAGGCAGATGCTCATGTTCAAGGAAATCATAAAGTTCCTTTTGACTCTGCATACTAGGATTCTCCATTACATTATGAAGAAACTTAACGAGAGGTTCAAAGGGTAGACCTTTACTCATAAACTCTAGAATTCTCTTACTGATACTACCATGAACAGTCTCGCCCTCATAAGTGACCTGACCATTCTTGATCTCAACAAGACCATCGCTAAATGTAGCAACTGCTTTTTCTAGATCAACCACCTTTAGTAGTTCATCTGAAGTTGCAGTAGGAAGAATATCCAGAATCATTCTATAGTTAATATGATCTGGTAGAACCTGATAACTCTTGTTATTAAGTACCAGCGTCAGATTACCATCAACAAACATAAACGGAACGGCCATAATAAAAACTCCTTAGTGTGTTTAGTACCTGTGAAACTACTTAATCAAACTACTCAACTGAATCTTAAACAATTCTATCATACTATCATCCATACTCACAATCCAAGTGTTGTCTCTACTATAGTTATCTGTACTATTAGTAATAGGATTCTTGGATGTAATATTTCTGATACCAATCCGGTTGGGAGTGGTAGCCATAATATACTTGATTGTCGGGTTGCTGTCAACCTGTTCTTTAATAATTTTTCTAAGTTCACTAGCCTTTGGCAGACTATGGCTACTCTTATTATCAGAAGAGATTAGTTTAGCCCAATTATCACCAGAACCATCCCTATATAGAGTATGCTTTAGCCAATTGTTAAGTTGGTTGAAAGCAACATTAGTTTTCTTAACCAATTCAGCATCAACACTATCAATACCAATATCAGCAAACAACTTATTCATATGATCATAATAATCGCTTTTCTTGAAGCCATTGATATTGTAAGTATGATGATGTACTGTCTCAGCAAAAAACTCCATAACTAGATAAGAATCAACAACCTTGACCAGACTATTGTTTTTAATATATTTGGCATAGTCTAGTCCAAAAAAGTTTAGAATCGTGTAGCAAAATCGTCCAAGAACATCATACTGATGATAGTAATTATAACTGGACGATTCACGATCTGAGAACTCTTTTTTGCAAAACTCTACGATACTATTAAAGCATGATACTGATTCAAACTTTGGTTTGAAAACATTTTGTAGTTTATCTTTGAAGAAATCGTTGAATGTAATCATGTTACGATCACCTTCTTCCACCATCTTCTTAGCAACACTACTCTTGATAGCATAAATCTTGGTCTTACCAAAAACTTCCTTGATAAAATCTGCTAACGAAGGTTCGTTAATCATACTGTGCAAATCACAAATTTCTGGAAATCCCTCGTTCTGATTTACAGCATATCTAGTAATTGGCAAGTAAACAATAGTATCACTATCTTCAAAAGATTCAAGTTCGTCTTGATCTAAAGTCTTTAGCAAAGAGGCGTCGTTATAGTCAACAAGTAGAGTGCCACTATTTTTAGATGCTCCGTAAATAAAGAATACATCTTGATCACTAACGCTTCCCTGACTAGAACGATTAGATGCTTTTCTAGGAGAATTGCTCTTGATCAAGTCCTTGAACTCAGAAATATTCTTTATATTTTCCTCACCAACATCCTTGATTAGAGACTCAAAACCCTTGTTTGATTCGTTAATATTCTTAGAATCGATCATCAAATAAGCATAGCAGTCATTCTCGTTGCAATAACGAATAGCAATCTTTTTGGCAGTTTCTTCGCTCTTAACATCGCACACAAAGAATACTAGTTTACCAGTCTTACGACTACCGTAATAATAATCACCCTTGCCAGACAACGTAGCCAAGTGAATATGATTTGTCAGATAAACCATACGCCTAGACCTATAGCCAGCGGTTCTAAAATTAATAGCGTACAGATTCTTGTTGGCTCCAAACTTGTACTCTAGATCATCACCGCTGTTAATATCATGCTCTACTCCCTTGCTGTCCTTCCACTTAGCACCAACTCCCCAACCACCAGCAAGATCATTAAGGGTATAATAACTCTGTATTGCTTCAATCTTAGTTTTAGCACTAGCAATCTTTTTGCTGAATTCCTCTTTCATCTCCATGTAGATTTCTTGAGTCTTGTTACGCAGGGTACGGATAACTTCCTTAGTATACTGTAGACCCTCACGCGAAACATCCATCTCAAGTTGACCGATACCAAAATCAAGTTCAAGATAAAGATTCTGATTCGTAATCTCTGAAACAAAACTACGCCAGTTATCAATATCTGCCTTGCCAAATGTTCTATTCCACTTTTGAATATGATCTGGTTGCTCAGACTTTTGCTCTCCGATCAATTGTGACACAACTACTGGATAAGCAATATTACCCATGAGAGCCACAATACCGCTGTCAATATGATTATGAGCATTAGGAAAATGGCGAGAGTCATTACTAAATCGACAAACTCTCCAACCTTCGCCACTAATCACAATATTCTTATGACTATAACTATGATCATTAATATAAGAGATAGTACCACCTTCAATGATGGGCTTCATCTTAAAGTAATGAAAAATCCTCATGGACTTTAGACTAAACTCATGAAAATCGTGCTGCTTAACAGCAAAACTAATCTCTAGTCCATTAGGCTCATTTGTCTTAGAAATATCGAACAAATTGTGTGTGGGAACACCAGCATCATCAATAGACATTACATAAGTATACTTTTTACCATTGAAATAAGAACTAGTTGTAAAACTCTTAGTATAGGCAAAAGGACTCTTAGAACCTAGACCAAGACAACCAACAAAATCATTACTATCATTCTTGTTGCTTGCACCATAAGTGGTATATAGGTTCTCCATATCCTCTTGACTAAGACCAGTACCATAATCACGCACTGTAAAATTAGGATTAGCAGCAGTTGGCAACGTCACCTTAAAAGGATTCTTATTGCCCGCTGCAACATGAGAATCGTAGGCATTAGTAGACAGTTCACGAATAGGTGCTTGAATTTTGTCAGAATAAAGAGAGTCCGACAGAATCTTAAACATTTTACTCGTTTGTGCAATCGTAAAACCAGACGCACTACGAACACCAGAACTATGAGTATCAATAACCCGATCTGCCAACTTCATTGTGTTTCTCCAATTTCCTGTGAATCGACCTGTGATGCTCCCATTCTACATCGTCGTTTGGGCTTGTCAACCTTGATTCTTTTTTCGCACTCTTGAGATACTTATATAGCCCAAATAAATTGGTATTAATCCTAGATACCATATTGGTAATGCTATGCTTATAAACCAAATTCCACTAATTATAGATAAAATAGATAGCGGATAGATTATAAATGATGGAAAATTTAGTCTAGATAATAAATATGTTATTGGCCCAATCAACAACACAAATAGCACCACGATTGATGCTGCTAGTGCTAAACTAGCCATTAACTTTCGTCCTGATGATTTTCCCAACCATCATCTAATCCGTAGTTTTCATCATCTGTGTCATTATCTCCTAATTCAAAATTTCTTTCATCATAAGGAGTCCAATCTTCAACATCGTCATCATCAGCATCATCATCGTCGGCATCTTCAATAAAAACAGTTATGGCAGTTAGAAGATCATATACTTTTTCTAACATGATATCTATTTTGGCTAACTTTGTTTCTATCGTTTTCATATTTTTCTGGAGACTATCAATATCTTTAGATAGATTTTTGTCTATATTATGAATATCTTTATTACTTTTATTTATCTCTTTAATAATATTATCATAATCTCTAGACATAATAATCTCCTAAGTAAATTTTTTATATTCTGGAATATCGCCATTCTGGCGAATTTTCAAATCCTCATAATTTTGACAAACTCGCCTATAAAACTCTTGCTTTATATTCTCTAATACACCAGTAGCGATTGCTATCTTAGGATATGATACATCCCCCATAACTCCTGAAATAATTCTAGAGAAAACGTAATTTATATCCCCACAAATACTCAAAAACTCATCATTAGTTAGTTGTTCTTTATAGGGATTTGAGTAAGGATTATCCTTATTTGGAGGCACATTATCTCTTAAACATCCTAGCATATTCTCAATACATCCATCTAACCGTTCTCTATTTTGTTCTTTAATATATGGCATTAAAACCCCCAGCATTTACAGTTGAATTTAAGACATTCACTACACTTTGGTCCCGGATTTTCATTTCCCCAAGCATTAGCATTTGAAGTAAAACTTTCGGGACCAGTATCAATAATAACTAATTTATAATCTTTGCCACGACGAATTTTGCCAACATTGTGTTCGTGACAATCCCAAAATTTTAGTTTAGTTTTTTCGTATATTTGTTCGACTAGACATTGAATTTTTTTACGAGATACTTTCATGCTCACATTAACAATCTGAGTAACATATCCCCAGTTAGATTTGTATGGAGTACCTTTAAATGGTAACTTTCTTAAATTACCATAGACTTTAGGAGCCAGACCTAATTTGGCTAACTTTTTTTGTATAGAGTACGATTTTTGAGCAAGTCTTTTGTTAGCAAATTCTTTAAATCCTATCTTTTTGTGACCAATTATAGAATAGAATTGTGCTGATCCTCCTTCGCTCTCTAAGAAATCTATAGAGTATTTTTTAGTCATGGATGATAAGCCTCAACATTTTCCCCAGTTTCTATAACCTTATTTCCTGTCAAATGTTCCACTAAACTTATCGCCATACTTAATTGTTCAAAAGCACCAATAACTTTAGAAGATTCATTGAAATGTTCTTTTAACCAAGCATAAACTATATAATATGGTTCGTCAATTCTTTCGTCATTAAAGTAGTAATCCTCTATACGAGACACTCTTTCTATAATAGAATCCCCATTATAGTCTTTAATATCATGCACAGTTTCTATAAAGAATCGTATAACATGCGATTTAGGATTACCATCATTGGTAGCAAAACCATGAAAAAATCTATTTGGTTGAGTTGTCATGTAGTGTTTTTCCATCAGAATAAAGTGGTACAACAATAGATGGATCTAGGTATGGATTTTGTACAACTCTAATATCGTACAAGTCTCCACGATCATTTTTTCTAGCCCAAGCAACAGGTTTCATACTACTAATCTGTGAGCGTATTTTATCTAAATGATATTGAGCATTAATAATAGTTACTTTGGAGATGTTATTTTTACCAGAAATCAAACTTTCTTCACAACACTTTATTAGATAATCAAGAGCATTCATACAAAACCTATACGCATTTTTTCATCAGTAGTAACGACCAATTGATGTGGTAGAAAATTATCCTTACTATAAGATCGTCCATTCCACCAACCAACTTGGTAAGATACTGAATTATTATGAGATATATTAATACCAACAACGGTTCCAATAACATCATCTTCCAACTTAACTTTTGATCCTATAGCATTTAGTTCGATACTTTCTGTTTTCTTCATAAGATTTCTTCCTTAGTGAGTATAATAGACAAATAAATAGGAGCGGCGGGATTCGAACCCGCACTTTAAGGTTCTTAAGACCTTTGTCTCTGCCGTTGGACTACGCTCCCATATAAAACAACCAACTACAATAATCTATCTGACTGAGGTTGATTATGCTTGGGCCTCGTCGTTTAAACTATTGTAGTGGTTGCTTATGGTTTTAAATCAAGAGTTCCTGTGAGCCTTTAGACGACGCACAACGTCGGCCATAGCCTCAACATTATCCACGCTCTTTGCGGGCTTCGCACGTTCCATGCTAGGAAGTTCCTCGCCCTTTTTAGCAAGAGCAGCCTTGGTACGAGAATATCGTGCCATAGTTGTGGCAACCTTTTGCCCGGTCTTACTAGCAATCTCAGCATAAGTCTTGCTAGAAAAAACAGCCTCAAGAAACTGCTCATCAGAGCAACGAACCCTAGTTTGCTTTACCTTCTCAACAACATCGCTCATAATCAACCTCCAAATCCTATCCAAGTTTTGTTGGAGCGTTCAGTCAAGCGACCGATCCAACCGCACCAACATCCTCATTCTACACTGTAGTATCGTCTTGTCAACCCTCTCAACATGAATTTTTTTTGAATCCTAAGCAGCAACCGATACAGAATTTTCTTCTTCGATATGAATTAAACTTTGTAGTCTCTTATTTTCCTGCTCTAATTTAGAAATTATTTCTTTGGCTTGATCTAGTGCTTTGGTTAGATGGTAAACCTTATTAGCCAATTCATCAGATACAAAGTTTTTCATAATCATAATTTAGCCTCCTTATTGAGACTATATTAATTACACCTAGACAGAAATTCTTTTAAGTTTTGAATCTGATTTTTGTCCAATACTATCTGGTCATTATATGGTCTATTGTATCTACAAACTCTCCAAATATATCTCAGTTTTTCAGTCCAACTATATTTAGAGGAAAAAGATGATGGATGTTCGTATATTGCACAATCCATTAAGCCAATATCTTTATCATACTCTAATACTAGAACTTCATTTTTACAACCACAAAGTTCAAAATGAACAGTATTAGCATCATCTATCTTTGGGTCTGTCTTTTTTCCGAGTCCCAAAAATCCTTTCATAGTTTTTCTCCCATGTTTTTTGATCAATACTTTTGGGTCTGCGTTTGGACCCTTTTCCATTTTGGCTCATACAGAAATACCCCTCTTATGTTTATAATATCGTATGGTTGTCGGGCTGTCAAGAAAATAATAGTTTTGGTGTAGAGTTGGCGTATCTTCTTCTAGAAGAAAGGATAATTACAATATGAGACAAAAAGTATCTGGAATATATGCTATAAGAAAAATACTAAAAGAAGAAATTATATACAAATTAGTTAAGAAAAAGATTAAAAAAACCAAAGGAGGTTGGATACTTTATGATTCTAAACAATGACTCCAATAGCGACAATTCTCTTGATTCTGTAAAGTATTCCAATACAAAGACCTCATGATATAACAAGGCACATTTGTTCGACCGCAGTTAATACTCCAATGTCTTTCGATATTTTTGTACATATCCATGCCCTTTGGGCTTTTGTTATATTTTAGATTCTCGCAACCATAAAGCCTAAGCAAATGAACGTCCAAACACACTACTCTACATTCATTAGGATTTTGCATCTCGCAACTGAATGAGATTTTCGCTGCTCCTAATCCGCGAATTTTATTTATGATGCTATCACGCTTCTTAACATGATATTTCTTAGTGGTTATAATATAATCTTTAGGACTGGCCCAAAACTTGTCCTTAAAGTCCCAAATATATTCTGTACGATTATTATGAAGACCGACTCCACTGTTTTTGATTTTTTCAAGAAGTGATATTTTGTCATCAATCCATTCATCGAAGTTTTTAACAGCATTATAACCCTTAACATTACTTTCCCATGTAGTATGGACACTCATGAAAGCAAAAAGATACCGACGAAAAATATCGCTGTTATTTTGAGGTCTAATACTCTCCCAATAGTCTTTATATGCTACAACCTTATCTTTTGGAAAGGTTTTAAAAAACTCATCGGCCTTAGAGGTATTTATAACAATAGGCTCTTTAGCAGTTTTAACAGTGGTCACTTGCATCGTTTTCTCCAAAGTGGTTATAACAGCATAATAGCAGATAGTATCGGTTCGTCAAGAGGGTTTCTTTAGCGTTTGCTGAAACCTAAACTTTCTTCTAATTCCCAATCAAGATTATTATCAATGATTGTTTTAATCTCAGGACTTACTGAATAACTATTTTTGATAATTGGTCTTGTTGATTCTCCCCTTTTTTTAAGATAGAATCTATTTTGTAGTATGTTTAGATAGTTATCGTAGTTTTTAAGAAAAGTATCGTATGAAAATAAAACATAGTTTGGAGCAATTACTGGCATAATTTCTGATAAATATCTACATTTTGTAGTTCTCATATCAAAAATATTTTTATATCTTTGTTTACTCACAAAACTTCTATCTTCCATAATTTCTTTATCATGATAATCAGTAGAATACCATTCGCTTGTTAAAAAAGCGGGTATATTTACTGTTCTATGAGGATGAACATGGTGGGGAGCATTTAACATAGCCACTATCCATTGATATGGATCACGCACAATACCAATAAAAAGAGTGTGTAAACTAATAGGATGATAACTTATAGTTTCTGGTTTAGCCCATCCAAAAAAATGCTTGAATCCAAAAAAGTAGGTTAATTCTAATCCAAATCTTTCTTTTATACACTGTTCTAGAAAGTTAGTTCCAGAGTGTCTTTCTCCGTATATGGTAAACTTATCAATATATGCTGATCTAGAACAATATAGTTGTAGCATTTTGACTGATCCAGTACAACAAAAACAGCGTTTCCATTATTCCAATCTTCAGCCTTTATGGGCTACAGACAATATTAGTAAAGGTAATAAGATATTATCTATCTAATTTCAGACAATTATTTCCATCAACCCTAGCAAAGTTAGGAGTACCTTTACCAGTTAATCCATTATAGAGAAACTCCACATTTTGACCGATCCACTTTTTTCTTTCTTTAAGGAATTGGGCCGCTTCTTCATAAGACCCCTTAAAACTAGCATCAAAAATCTTTCCGTTCCAATCCAAGGTAATAGTCTTTCCTGTACCACTCCAATTACCAGTTCCTTCTTTAATATCGACGATAATCGCTTCCTCTGAATCTTCCGGCTTAACCTTCAAAAGATTCTTACTTCTTTTATGTTCATAGCCCATATTAGAATATCTGAGCATGACACCCTCATGACCATCATCAATAAAACTAGAATAGTGCTTGTCTAGATCTGATTCAGAATTAATGCTGAAGTCTTTGACAGGCATAACATATTTATACGAGTTTACTATGTTAGAATCAATCCACTTCTTACGTTCCTTATAGCAACAGTCTTTGCTAATTCCAAAATCGTATCCATCATAAACATAATATCTAACAAGTTTTTCGCTACGATCCAAATCATCCTGAGAAATATTAACGGTGCGGCGAATTAACTTGCTAATTTCATTAAGTTGTTGACGAAGATCATTATTAAACAACTCACCGTCCAAAACCGCATCGGGATACATTTTAAAGAAAGAAGCCAAAGATTTTTCAATATGGGGGCAAGACAAATACTTTTCACCTTTTCTGGTAAATAGACCACTCTTGGTAGCCACACATCTCATGCCATTAAACTTGCACTGAAGAATATATTCTCCTTCAGAAAAATCAATCTTATTACTATAGTCCTTATACAACTTAGCCAACATAGGTTCGATATAACTCATATCGTCCACGCTATTAATATCGTCAAAATACCCCGTCTTTTTTTGCTTTTTATATTTAGCCTCAATTTCTTTAGTGGCCTGTTCAACAGAGGATGTTTCGTTTTTCTTTCCCTGATTCTTACCTTCTGCAACAGTCCATTCGCTAGTAACCTGTTCGCCATTTTGTAGACCGGCGATTGTACGATACTTAGAACCATTTTGCTCCATCTTCCAAATGCGAATATTACCCAAACTGTCTCTGGAATAAAGGGTTTCGTAATGCTTATTCATTTCCAGTTTCTCCTGTGTGTTCCACCATCATATCATGCGACAACCACCTTGTCAAGTATCGGCTATTGGCTATTGGGTCTTGAGAGAAAATAATTCATAGCATTCACAATGCCTTGAAGATTATCTCCTAATTTTCCTATGCCAGTATTGCATCTATCACAAATCCAGCCCCTAAAACTATCATCACTATGGTCGTGATCCAAACACCATTTTAGTGGAACTTTTCCACAACATTCACAAACTTCTGGTTTTGGTGGTGCTTTTTTATGTAACTTGCCTCTAACTTTTGAATGTTCCTTAACACATTTTTTACATCGTGTATCTAGTTTATCTTTGTATAAACTGTGTTTGGGAAAACTCTTTCGATTTTTTCTTTTACCACAGTATATACAAATTTTTCTAGGCATTATTCATTTCATAATCACATTATAAAGTGGAGGCGTCGGCGGCGAAGCCGAGTGTTGCGATAATTTTAATTACATATTCTACAAGTTTATTTTGTTCATGAGTTAAATGGAATTATAGAACAAACAAGATTCTTTCCATCTTACCAACTTCTCTTAACCTACAACCCGTTGGATATTGTAAGTGCAGAGGGATTTAACAGCAGACTTTTGATTCCTACCCTCATTCGGTATCGCAGTCTGTTACTGCCCGTTTTTAATTAGGCAGCAAGGGCTAACTGATTTGTGCCAGTTAAAGCATTTGGTAGACTTTTAAAGTGGCCCGTCCACCAACCACTACTTGCTAATATAATCTCTGTTATCCAATCGATACATTTCGCCCCCCAATTACTTAATTAATACACTTTTAGTGTTATCTTGATTAAATTCTAGACGCTTTATTTCTTGTTTAATCTTCATTAGTTCATATTCACTAGTTCCACAACGAGTAAGGGTTAAAGATGATTCTAGAACCTGAATTTTGTTGTAGAGATGAATATTATAGCCAAAAGACAAACAAAACAAACCGACTAAAATTGTATAAAATGGAATATTAGGATTTCTGTGAGTCATAAAATTTCCTTATTGAATCGAAATGGTGTATAATAACTTATCAAGTCATAACAAGTGGAGTTCGGCTATGAATAACTGTGCTAATTGTTCAAAAGAAACTAGTAATCCTAAATTTTGTTGTATATCATGTGGGGTGTCTTATAATAATCAGTTAAAACCTAAAAGGCAAAAACAAACTAGATATTTTAAATGCTTACATTGTAAGAAAAAAACTGAATTTAATACTAATGCTCCAAGAAAGTATTGCTCACAAACCTGTAGAATAACTCATAAAAGAGAAAAATCAGATAGTTTGATTGAGGCAAAGGGTAGTTTTGGAAATGGTCATTATCATAATGTAACTATCAGAAAATATTTCATGCGTAAATATGGAAATAATTGTATGATTTGCGGACAGTCAGGAGATGATTGGAATGGAAAACCCATCACCCTTATTGTGGATCATATTGATGGTAAATCGAACAATAATAAATTAGACAATCTCCGTATTGTTTGTCCTAATTGTGATTGTCAATTACCAACATACAAAGCAAAAAATAAAGGGAATAGTTCTAGAAAATATTTCATTGTTCAAAAATAAGTAAGGCGTGAGAGAATCGAACTCCCATGTCCAGTTAATAAGACTGGCGTCTTTTACCATTAGACGAACGCCTCGCATTGTATCTCTATTCTACACTATCGACCAACACCTGTCAACTCTTTAGTTTTGCTCTCAACAAAATTTCTGTATACACCCATAACTATCCCACTAGTTGTTCCAACATTTAGTGATCGTACACTTCCATAATTAGGAATAGTTAGAATAATATTTGCTCTGTCTAGAATAATATTTGATAATCCTTTGTTTTCTTCTCCAAATATAAATATGGGTTGCTTATTATCCTCAAAGTTATATTCAAAAAGATTCACTGTTTTATCAGAATACTCTGGAATATTATTTTCAATAGCAATAATGCTTCGACCACTTAGTTGTAGCAAAAAAGATTCTTCATCTTTGTGATGATACATAGGAGTATAGTGGTGAGTGCCTACGCTTCCTCTTTTATCCCACTTCTTTTTACCAACATAATGCACACTTCTAAAGCCAAAGAAATTTGCATTACGCACCATTGTGCTAAGATTAAAATCACCACCAATATTAATCATAGCCACACTAGCAGGAATACTTTTGCTATGGCAATAATGACCAATATCCTTAATACTAAGATTTTTTAAACTATCCAGTACGTTCATTCTCTAATTCTCTTAGTTCTTTTGTCCAATTCTCAATGTTCTTATACATTACTGAACAAGTTTTGCAAAAGTCTGAACTAATATAATCTCTAGCGTCCGCAATCTTATCCTTGAGTTTTTGGATTTTTTCCTCCGCAGTCAAGTTGTTCATTGTGGGGTTCCTTTTGCCAGAAAATCATTTCATTAAGTTTATCATCCCAACAGCATTCGATCAAGTCTTTTGCTGCTAGTTTAGCCAACCCAACATTATGAATCCAAGTCACGATACTTTCATATACACTAATATTTGTTTCTTCATTTAGAAGTGGCCTATCTTGGTCATCATATCCCAAGCACTCAGTTTTCACAATATTCTTAATCTGCTGAAGACTAATATAATCGTCTAGATTCTCATCATAGTTTTCGGCCAAACTAGAAGCAGCACCATGACGCATTTCTGTAGCGTAACCATCCAAATCAATGATCGAATAAACATTATCGTCCATTTTAATCTCCAATTAGTTGATATACTTAGTTACACCTTTTGCAGCACTATCGTTCGCTTTGTCTACTATTCTATCAAGCGTATCCTTCATTGTCAACTGTCCTCTAGGTAGCCACTTATCATGGTCATAAAGACCAGTCACTATTTGTGGAATCCAGTGTTGATAGGCAGATTCGTATTCTTTTGGAAAATGTTCTTTAAGAATTTCTCCTATTCGGAATACACTCTTACTAATATCTTCCATATGTTCTCTAAGAAGAAGCAACTGATCTTTTTGAGACTTGGTAAGACTCATACTGTTTGTTCTCTAAGTTTAAGTTTCAGAATTTTGTGCGGAATTTTCCAAACTCCGGTTTCTTTGTTTTGCATTTCGCCATTCATCCAGATATGACAAAATCCACAACTCTTATCCAAACCCCAAGCAAGAATACCGTTCTTATCTACACTCTCAACAACAAACTTGCCACGATAACCCATACGAAGAAAGTCTCCCCTGTGAACATAGTATGGGCCTCCAGTAACCTTGATCTTATCTCCCTTAACCAAGTCTCTCCAATTAAAATTATGGATGATCTTGGTATTCTTAGCCTCTTTGCTTTTGGCCTTGAAGATAAAAATATGATTACACTTCTTGCAAGCATAAGCACGCGGTCCCGTTGTGGTTCCGCAATCTGGACAACTTTTCTGACCCTTCATTATCTGATTCTCCTGTGATTGATGCTGTCAACTCTCTCAGTATATCAGAGTAATCGGCACTGTCAAGAGGGATTCTTTAAGAATTTCTATGAGCCTCACAACGCACACTTATCCATCCGCCTTTATTTGCTTCACCTTTATTTCCACAAATTTCGCATATGGAATAGGATATTGATTCTGCCATACCCACTAATCCCTCAACGTACTTATCTCCACCACTAAAATAGACCCTAAGACCACCATACTTCTCTTTTACCTGATCAAATTTAACAGAAAAATACTCTTCCGTTGTTCCTTGTATACTAAATCCCATAGAATCTTTAATCTCTTGATTTTTTTTATTTTCCCACTCTTTTTGCCATCGTTTATTATCTTCATGCTGTTTAATCTTCCAGCACAAACTATCTAGTATTTCATACCATCCGTTTCCAGTCTCTATACCAAAACACATAGGGCTTTCCCTGGGTGTTTTATCTTTGTTAGAAAAGAATTGAGGGTATTCTGTGTAAAGTTTATTCTGTAATTCCTGATCCATTTGGCCCATCCTTTATAACTAGTTTACCCGGATTATAGTGACAAAAATAACTACTATGGATACGCTTCTTAATTAGATTATCTTCTTCTATCTCAATATAAACATTAATACGATAACGATTTTCCCAAACATTAATAATTTTAGTCATTAGATGGTGCTTGGGTTTTTCAACCTGTTTGAATAGCAAACTCTCAATTTCCAAATCCATTAAGACTTCTCCACGGGTGATGAATCAATGCTAAAATAAAACTTATTATCTGGTAGTTGAACTATTTCTACTGAGTATGAATCTAGTTGACCAAAATCAAATACTGAAACTTCTTGCTGCCAATTAAACTTATCAAGATTTTGAAAGTCATTAGCCCGCTCATTTAAAAACTGAAAAAGATCAAGCCAAGTCATTTATCTTGCTCCTTTTTTAATAGGAAAAGTCTCGTATTTGCTCTGTGTTGGTGTATCATACATTGAACGCACTCGTAGTCAATGGGTGATAAATGAAGAAAAAATGTAATACTTGTGGTAAAAATAAATTACTAGATTGTTTTCATATAAAAAAAGACGGTAAATTTGGTAGAAATCATAAATGCAAAGATTGTAGAAAAATATATTCTCAGAAATATTATTTAGTAAATAAAGATAGATTAGATCAACAACATAAAGAATATAATTATAATCATAGAGAACAACAGGCTAAAATTTTTAGAGAAAAATACCATTCAGATATAGAATTTAAAATCAAACATACTCTAAGACGTAGATTGCGTCATGCAATAAAAGGTAATATAAAAATTGAATCCGCTAAAAAATTACTAGGATGCGATATAATCTTTTTTAAGTCATACATAGAAAAACAGTTTTTAAAAGGTATGAGTTGGAATAATCATGGTGAGTGGCATATTGACCATATAAAACCATGTGATAGTTTTGATTTATCGGATACTAAGCAGCAAAAAGAGTGTTTTCATTATTCTAATCTTAGACCATTATGGGCAAAAGACAATTTAAAAAAATCTAATAAACTTATCTAGCACGACGATTTGCTCTGTGTAGAATCCTAATAGTCTCAGTAGCATTACTTGGCACCATAACAAGTTGTGGGGCAGTTTTATGATTCCAGTCCATAAAGCCCACAGCACGTTGCTCAGTAGAACAATTAATACAAGTGGCTCGTCTATTATTTTCAATCAAAAACTCTGCTCTTTCAGAAGGAATATCAGTCCTACAATAAATACAATTCATATTACTCTCTTGTTTGTTCCTTTACTTTCCGTATAATATCTTCTATGCTGGCTAACAAACCCGATCTAGGAAAACTTTTATCCGCTTCTAATTTGGCAATACTTAATGCCCATTGCAATGTATAGGCTTCATTATCGTTTAAAGACAATAGCATTTTCAACCTCTCTTGTTCTAGAATTATACCATGCTCATCGGCATCGTCAAGTCTCTCACTTGAATCGTATTATTAAAACTATCAGTAAAATTACCGTCATCGTTACTGTAATAGATATTAGTTAATCCAACAGCACTAAGCAATTTATTACAATTCTCACAAGGCTTACTACCAAGAATCAATCCTTTTCTATTAATTCTCATCACCACAATATCCCAACCCGGATCAATAGTATTATACTTATCCAAGAGTTTAGAAATCAGATGACTTTCTGCGTGATAAAAAGGATGCTCCTTATATTTTGGCAAATTAAAGTTTTCACCTATCCTATAAGCACCAGCATGAGTTTTAATCGGGTTGTTTTGGGTGAAACAAATTAGTTTTGTCCCATCAAAAGCCCCACAGTAATGCCAGCAACGAATTTCCTTACAAGGACTCCAGTTCTGGTATGCTTTGCGAATCGTTTTCTGTATGATTTTCATTAGTGTTGGTAGACTCCTGAGCGTCACCGTACATTCTATCATATTCCTTGTATCGGTCAACTAGGGGAGGCATCCTTATTTTTTTTGGTTCTCGTCTTTTGGGAGTTTCTTCCATTATTTATTCCTTATTTTGATGCGAGCATATATAAGCCTATATTTGCAAATGAGTAACCAAGATAGGTTATAAACATACCGATATTTTTATGATTATATATTTGGTCAAAAGCCACCCAAAGATATATCGCACCACTTATCAATATTAAATTTCCGCTCATTGTTCAAATCCTACATAAATGAAATTTGGTGTACTATATGATAGCATAGGAATAGGAGGAGTCAAGATGAAAAAATGTCATATGTGTCTATTAGAAAAAGAAGATAATGAATTTAATAAAAGAAGATGCAATCAGTGTAAATTATGCGAAAAAAAGTGGAAAAAAGAATGGCATCAAAGAAATAAAAAAAGATTAAATAAAAAGGCAAAAATATATAATAAAAAAAATTCAGAAAAAATAAAAGCAAATAGAAAAATATACTATATAAAAAATAAAGAACATATAGATACTCAAAATAAATTAAATAGAGAAAAAAATAGAGAATATTTTAACAAGAAATCAAGAGAATATTATCATAAAAATAAAAAACATATTCATAAAAAACAAAAGTTATACTTATCTAGTAATAAAGAAGCAAAAATTAGACATAATTTGAGAGTAAGAATTAATCATGTTTTACAAGGCAAAATAAAATCTGGTGGAACTATTGAATTGTTGGGGTGTACAGCAGAATTTTTGGCTATGCACATCGAACAACAGTTTAAAGATGGCATGAGTTGGGAAAATTATGGTAGAAATGGATGGCATATAGATCATATAATTCCTTGTTCTAGTTTTGATTTAACTGATCCAGAACAACAGAGAAAATGTTTCCATTACTCTAATCTGCAACCACTATGGGCTGAAGATAATTTGCGTAAGTCTGATAAGATTCTATAAATTTTTGAATAGTCAAATCCTTTAATTTATATTCATAATCAACATCCACTTCCCGATTAAATAGTTCTTCGTGTACATCATAAACATAATCACTATGAGCCTTATCTAAGGCGTGATCTCTACCGTTACTAAAATGAAACAACGGCTTAAAGGTTTGCCAAGTGTCAACACAACCCTGTGCAGCATCATCCGTTGTTAAATTTTCTGGATTATTAAGTCTAAAGTGATGAGAATCGTATGTAATAGGAATCTTAGTAATTGGATAGAAAATATCTAATAGTTTAGCAACACTCCAAGCCGCTTGGCGATCATCATTCTCTACTACTAACCTACGTTGACAATTTTCGTCAAGACGATGGAAGTTCTTGAGAAATCTTTCACTAATTTCTTCTCTAGTACCGTCTTTACTATTTTGAATATGAATATTGATAGGAGTATTATGATCAGTACTAAGACCAAAACGATCCATTAGGCTACTCATTAGATTTAATTCTGTAATAGTTTTTTCAACCACTTTTTCATTTGTAGTAGCCAACACATTAAACTGATCTGGATGTGCGGAAATTCTTACGCCAGTATTTTTAATCGTTTCCGCAATAGTATCAAAAACATCTTGAATATCGTCATGATTTGGTAGATCGGTTAAGTCCACATTTGCTTGGTCATAACTAATCAATGGCATAAGATCGCTACTAAGACGATAGCACCAGTTGTTTTCTGCACAATATTTGATAATTTCATTAGTAGCAATCATATTATTGTGGATACGATCACCTAGAATTTCTAACGCTTCTTTTCTAGGCAAACTAGAAAATCTCTTGTAGGTCATAGTTTGAAAACTAAAACCCTGTTCTTTGAGTTTGAGGCTAATACAACAAAGGCCAAATCTGTTCATAGAGTCTCCTTGATTTCCATTATACAATGGTATCGGCCAAAGTCAAGCAGCATCTTGAACAATTTCTTCAGACGAAAGAATTTTAGTAACTATCATATCATCAACAAGCAATTCTAGGCAGAATTTTTTCTCTGCTTCTTCTGAAGAGTTGGCTTTAACTAATTCATTCAACAATAAAATCTGATAAGGAGTTGATGAACAAGAGTCATAACCTTGTGCTGTTACATTAAAAGTTTTCATTACTTTAACTTCTTTCTATGAATATCATACATGGTTTTAAGAATAAATGTTACAGCAAAAATAGTTGTTACGAAACTCAAACCTAGATAAAAAGCAACCATCCATAAAATAAAATCAACTAGCATTATTATTCAATCCTTATAGTTAGATATTCCAATCTTTATCAAAACCACCTAGTGCTTCTGATATTGTTGGAAATTGACCACAAAAAATTCTTTTACATTCTTTAGCAATCAAGATATGTTCTTTTTGAGTGCCATTCTTTTCTCTTAGTGCTATATATGTAATCCATGATCTTAATGTGCCACTCATAAAAAGTCGAGTAGGAGTTGATAGTGGTAATACAAATCTAGCACATTCTTTGGCAATACCATCAGCAATCATTCCATCATAAATAGCCTTTGCTTTAGCAAAATGTTCTCTAATTTGTAGATTCCACTTATAAATTGTTTCCTCTTGAATGTCGTCAATACTATTTTGTCTATTCTTAGTATCTTGACGACGCAATTCAAATACCGGAATTTCTTCACTAAGTAAAGTAGTATCAGCATATCGCTGGCTAAATTCTTGAAAATTAAAACTACGATGACGTAAAATTTGTGCTGCTAGTCCTCTGGTAGTATTAATCTCAAGATTTAGAGTAGCCATTTCAAATATGCTCCAGTGTTTATGATCTATACAATACTTCAATAGTTTAGCGTAGTTCTCATTATTTTGTCCTATTGGATTTGACACTCTAGCACAATAAGAGATTAATTTTTCTGCATCGGGTGTTACACTAATTAGTTTTACGTTCATTAATATGTTTTTCCTTGTATTCTGTTTGATGGTCTACCCAAGCATTATTTGTAATATTGTTGTAAATATCTCTGGCAAGTTTGCTAACACTTGGACTAACTCCACTAGCACTAGGATCATCAACCTTAGACCAATAATATGTTACTGGCTCGTCCTTTTCTTCATCGCCCTTGTCTTTTAAAACTTCGTAGCCATGAGTCTTTGCCCACTTTTTAATTTCACTAATTAGCATGGTAGTCTCCTAGCAACTCATATTACCATCTTTCGGCGGCTTGTCAACACTAACTTGAAAACTTTTTTCTGGAAGATCGTATCTTTTCCACGCCTCTTTATGTTGTAGGGCCACAATTTTAGTTCTTTGTTCATCTATAATTTTTCGCTGGTAATGTATTAGAGAATATAGTTCTTGAATATATTCGTATATTTGCTCATGTTTATAAGCCTCCATGATAGTATTAATCTTATCTGGATTCATAGGGGCGTATTTAAAAGTTCCATCCCAACTCATTTTTGTAATTCTTCCTCTGCTCTAAGTTTTTTCTGATAACTAAATCCAGCAGCAAATCCCTGCATATACATCTTTTTCATTATACTAATCGCTTGTTTGTTCTGATTTACAAATGATAAATTATTGGATACCCATTCATGATAACTCTTTTCTTCATCACACAAATCTGTATTCATTTTTTCACCTTTGAAACATTAAACTTTTTGTAGATCTTATTTATGCCAGATATAACAGATGGGTCAGTTAGATTAATAATATCAGCATCGTCGTTGTCAGTAATATAAGCCTGTAATTCATCATACAGTACATCTTTAGTATAGCCCTTTTGTTCCAAAAATTTCAAAACTTTAATTAGTTTATTCTTATGCTTGTTTATAAAGTTATCTATCTGTTTCTTGTATTCACTATTATGACCATACAAAGCATGGGCCAGTTCGTGTCTAAGCACACTATTATTTTGGGCGCCTATAATGTAGAAGTTATCATTACGATATTTTAATAGGTCTAATAGATTCTTTTCCTCGTTAGTTAATGGATCAAACAATCCTTGCTTAAAAGGAATTAATACTTTACTAGGAAAATTAAAGCCGGTCCAATCAACTTGATAAGTATTTCCACCGTACTTCTCAGAATACCAATTTTTTAGTTGTCCCAATGTAAATATTTGATTTCTGAATTTTGGATTCACACTTTCATAATGCTCTTGAAAACGCATAAATGTTAAGCCTAACTCTTCTTGAGAGTCTGCCTTTATCCATACGCTATTATAGGGTTGAATTTTTAGATTTAGCATAGTTCATTTAGATCATTTAACTGATTAAGAATGTTGAGCAAGTCAAGGTTCTTTAGGGGCTTTTCGTTAGGTATAAAAAGCCAAAGATTATCTTGTTCTTGATATTCAAAATGACCATGTTCACAAACATAGTAGTTGCTAGTTATTTTTTTAAGGTCTACCATTTGTTTCTATAAACTCCTGGTGGCAATCTTGGTTCATAAGGTTTAATAGTCCAGCCTATAGTTAACAAATCTTGTTTAATTTCATCGGTAACAGTTCCTTCTGATACGAAACCATTGTTGTTATCAGAAGCAACTCCCGAACAATAGAAGTCAATATATGTTTCATTATTCTCCCTTAAAACTGCTACTATACCACCAGAATATCGCCAAGAACAACTCCACCTTTTATCATCATAAAAAAAATGGTTATTTGCCATAGCGGCATATAGATTTTGCGAATAAATACGACTATTTTTGCATTTGTTTTTTATAAACTTATTATTCAATAAATCATATTCTAAATCTGGTTTTGTAGTCATTTTGGTGTATAACTATTTGAGTATGGGTAGACATTCAAAAAACTTACAATGAATTATATCAGACGCCCAAGCAATTGTCAACTACCCTTGATGTTGTTTGGGTTGTCTTGTTTATGCGTATAAAAATGAAAAAGAAAATATGTAGTAAATGTAAGATTAAAAAATCTATCTTAAGATTTTCTAAAGACAAAAGAAAAAAATCTGGATTGTGTTGTCAATGTAAAGATTGTCGTAAAATATATAACGATCAAAATAAAAACAAAAGAATAAAATACTATGAAGACCATAAAGAAACTATATTATTTAATAATCAAATCTATAGAGAACTCAAGAAGCATGAATTAAAAAAATATCGTGAGAAAAATAAAACTAGACGCAAAGAACAAAATAAAAAATGGAAAAATAAAAATAAAGAATTACTAAAAGAATATAATAAAAAATGGAAAATAAATAATAAAAATAAATATCACTCAAATTTTGTAAAATGGAAAAATAATAATTTAGAACATTTAAGAAGATATAGACAAAATAGAAGAAAACAAATCAATATTAAGTTAATAGATAATATTAGAAGAAGAATTAATATGGCAATTAAAAGTAAAAAGAATCATAGTATTGAATATCTTGGAATTGATATAGAATCATATAAAAAATACTTACAACAATTATTTGATAGCCGTATGAACTGGAATAACTACGGAATAAAGGGTTGGCACATAGACCACATAATCCCAATATCGTCTGCTAAAAATGAAGAAGAATTAATAAAATTATTTCATTATACCAATACTCAACCACTATGGGCAGAAGATAATCTCAAAAAAAGTAATAAAATATTACGTCCATAATTCACGCCTTATTTTTACTAGTTCTAACAGTATCTCATCATCTTCTTTGTCATAAGAGTCCTCAATCTCTGCTATAGTTTTGTAGTAAAATTCACCATGAGTTTCTTTAGTAAAAATTTTGTGTGGGTCTGGTCTGTAATCTCTATTCTTCCACCAGTGATATAGTTCCAGAATCTTTAATGATGCTGTTGCTTGGTGAGTGGGTTTTCCATAATCACTATCTGATGGATCAAATCCATAATCTTCATCATAAACTAAGTCTGATGCCCAAGTAAGATATTCTATGGTGGCTTCCTTTTCCACAAAAATAACTAGTTCATTGAATAGGGCGTGGAATATTCTAGTATCCAAATCAAAGTATTCGCCGGGCTTTAATCCTGTTTTAAGATAGTGGATTTTACTAATGTAGCGATTTCTAATGTATATACTAATAGTATTATAAACATCAAAGGGAAAGTGAACTACGTCCTGAAGTTTCTTTAACAAAGTTTCTGCTATCCAGTATCTAACTGGATGTTTAGTTTTAGATTCTTTGTGCCACTTGCTCCATTCATCGCATCCAAGAGCAAATGGTTTAGAAGTACCTCTAATCCAATCGGCAAATTTACTACAAGTCCAGTAATCAATCCTGGCTCTTTTCTTTAGTTTAAACATTATAGATCAATATTAACTCCGTGATGATCGACCAACCCGTAAAAATCTTTGGTAATTTTTTCTAGTGCATCATTAGCATCCTTAAAAGTATTACCATATTTACGCCACGATCTAAGTTGTTGAGAGAAATCCCACAACAAAGATTGCATCTTTTGTGCTTGATTAGTAACTTCATATTCTCGTTTGTCATCTGGTAGAATAAATTCAAATGAGACTTTCATGATGGAAAATAACTCCTTCCCTCTAACGGATCATATTTGTGAGGATAATTGAACGGACCCAAAGTTTTCTTTCTCTTGCTTTTTAGAATATCAACAATCTCATTAAAGCACTTTTCACAAAGTTGAATATCATATTGAGTGCCATCTTGGTTGGAGAAATAACCCCATGTGGCACTTAGTTCACCATATTCATGCTCAACTACTGGTTCTGTAGTTGTGCAACTTTCTCCACAACCATCACAGTAAATATTGTCAACAACCTTAGTTAATTTTTTCTTGTAGTTTTTCATTAAATCCTGCCTCCCAAGATGCTATTATACTCCATGATTTGTGTGAGTCAAGCCTGTAGTGAGTATATTTGATATTAATCACTCTGCCCTTTTTTACTAGAATATGAGCCATTCTAAAATCTTCAATTGAATTCTTTAGAGTTTATATATTGTAATAGTTTATTCATTTCCAACTGTCCATTCTATTTCATGAAACTCAAAAGTTTTATTTAATTGTTTAGAATAAACCACCGGATGATATCCCCACAGATATATTACCTCGCCCTTTGTCCATTCTAATTCATCTGGTTTATAAAACCATATTGGATCAGATTGATTTAATAGGTATTGTTGGGCTAATGGTTTAGATTGTTTTAATTTGTCTATTTTTTTATGGGTAGGTTTAACAACAATAGCCACAAATACAACAAAGCACATAATCAAAGCCATAAATACTAATCCTAAACCACCCGGCCCATTATTTTTATATTTACGATGAGGATTCATACTTCCACACACTCCACAACCCTTATTTTTCTACAGTTTTTAAAATATTGTGTCACTTTTTTAGATTCATTGACCCACTTCTCTGCTTGCTCAAAAGTAAAAAAGTCTAATGGTTCATTATGATCCAATGGGCCAGCAGCAGCACAAACCCAACGCCAAAATAACCAGCCTTTTGTTTTAATCTGGTATGTAATAGCACCATTACCATCTACTAGTTTGCAGATTTTATATTTCATTTGGCTTCGCCCTGTGTAATAGTGTCTATAATTTCACAAGCATTTTTAAGATGTCTTAATACCTGAGTCATTTCTGACATATCATTTTTATCATTAATATCCCATGTATCTAATATATCTTTTACTGTTTTTTGTACTTTTATAAATCTTGTCCAGCCGTCTGGTTTTCTTTCTGGCTCATGCGTTATTATAGGTAAATTATAAAATCTATCACTCATTTTAATCCCTTAAATAACCACTTTACAACATCGTTAGGGTGTTTGTCTCTAAACTGTTCACAAGAGCTAATATAACCCACAGCATAATTAATCAACACGCCAAGATCTTTTATGGTTTCATTTAATTGTTTAGTTCTAGTAGATAAATTAGAATTTTCTATTTTAAGAAGATCTAGTTTTTTATTAGTATCTTCTAATTCAAATCTCAAAGGATCAATTCGTGTTTCCCATAGTTCATCAATATCTTTTTGTCTTTGTTCGTTTGCTTTGGCTACTTTTTCTTCTAGTTCTTTATAGGTAGATTTATTAGGATCATAAACTGTCGTGGCAAACTTATCAAATTGTTTGTGGTACGCTCTTAATTCAATAAGAGAGTTCTCTAGTTCAATATGTCTTTTTACCAGATCTTGATTTTCTTTCTCTAATTTATTTAGAACATCTGAAAGAGAATGTATATGACTATTAAGATTTGGGTTTTCTTCACATAATTGTTTTACGCTTTTAAAGTCGCTCATTTAATATTCTCCTTAATTTCGTTTTACTATCTTTCATTCAAAATACATGGCTTCTAATTTAGAAAGTAATTTTCTGAATATTTCTGGTTTAGAATAAATCTCTATCCCTGCTGGCCCATTATAAATTTCTTTTAGTTTATCTTCAACCAGCATTACTAATATATCTAAATCGTTATTTGTTAGTTTTGACATTTTGTGTGCCGCTCATTAGTGTTTTAGTATTGAAATGAAAACGCAACTCTATTGGATAATGTCCCTCGCCAAATTCTTTATTGTAATGATTGTTGCAAGCCATTATAGCATCAGAATAGTTATTATAGATTCTTGCTAATTCAGGATTTTGAGTATAATTAAATGGACCGCCAGTAACAAAACTTTGTGTTTTAGGATAGAATATAATCCACTTTTGTATAAGATTATTCATAAATATTTATTGACTCTTCTTCTCGCTGGGTCTTTTACTAGTGGTTTGTGAAATTCTTTGGTCACTATTTTTCTAAAATTATATCCGTAGATCTCGTTCATTAAACTTTGTTCAGCTTCTAATACTCTATTAAGATCACAAGCATTATTCCAACCGCTCATAGGCGAAGGTTTTTTATATTGTCCCCAACCCATTCGATCATACAAGTCCTGCATCTGATTGTCAAGATTATCAATAGTTTCATCTAATGTTTTAGGGCTTATCCAATCAAATAGACTAAGGAATCCTTTGAAAAAACTGCTCATTCTCTAATTCCTTTAATTGTCTGATACATAATTTGGGCAACGTCCTCGACCTTTGCCAATTCATCTGCTGAAAGATAATTATGATAATCGTTATCAAAAACTAAATGAGATAAACAATAAATTTCCTCACCAATATCAGAATAATGAGTAAGTGAGTCTATATCATTGGTGTTCTCCCAAAAACTTAATTGTTTCTGAAAAAATTTAATAACCGCTTTTTGTTTGTCGTTAATTTTGTTCATGTTTAGAAACCCCGCAATAATTACATTTGTATATTCTATGAGAACTATCTAAATTATAGCCGTGAAAACTAAATTTGTGTCCTAGTTGTTTACATTTTTCTCTTATTTTTTTGATTGCTGGATTATAAATTCTAGAGTCATAATCATTCAAAAACTCATTTAGTTTAGAGCGTCTTGCTTTATCTAATTCTAGTTTTTCATCGAATATGTCTTCATGATTCATAAATCCACTCTCTTAAATCTACAATTTTATACCAGTCATAAGTATGCCCATTGATTAAGTAACTATTTTCTGTGTGAAGGTTTTCGTCGCCCCATCTATTTGGAATTTCTTTTATTTGATTTTGTGCTTCTTCTAAAGTCTCGTATGTTTTAATCCAATCCTCTGTTTTCCATTGAGGATAATAATCTTCTCCTGCTATAAGTAGAAAAAGTTTCATATTAATATCCATCATCTAGTGCATTGGGATTGTTTATTCTAAAATTATTTTCATTACTAACATAATTTTTAAGGTTATTGACGATACTTAGTCTTTCGTCATATGTACCATAATCAAAATCTATATTAAGATCTTTAAAAAAGTCTGGATTACTTACTTGATCTTTTGCTTTTTCTCTGATATAATCGGCAACAACTTGTCTAATTCGTGATATTAGTTTTTTAGAATCAAGAAATTCTAATTCTTGCATGAACTCGCTATCATCATCAGCCTCTATACTAAATGATACTTTGATTTTTGATTTACTCATATCTTTTTCATGCTTTTTCTGTGCTATGAATAGCTGCGTTTAACATATCTACCATCTTTTGCAAAGTCTCTTTGGTTCCTTCTATACGAATACCATTAGAATAATCACAAGTATGATAAAAATCCACATAATACCATTTTGAATGATCCTGTGGATTTTGAAGCATATGCTTTACTTCATCAGAATCTTCCCACTGAAGTATTCTAGCATTCCATCCACTTTTCTTACCTAAATCCGATATTGTTTTATACATTAGTTTCTTTCCTCACACCCTGCTCTGCAATCTTTTAATTGACAATTTTGAATACATCTCCAAAGTTTACCGCTCTTATGAACCGCTACACACGACATAGCCCCGTGTTTTTTACAATGAGGACTTGGAGCAACATTTGGGTGGGTTGTTTTAATTTCCACTAGATCAAATCGACTGTTATTGTCATTGATTGGTAAATAATACTTATCAGACGATATTCCAAAAGCAAGACTCTCTACTACAAAAGACTCTTTTATAATAGTATCATTAATTTGTTCTTGAGAAAAGTTCATAGTCCTAAAACTTCTTTTTTATAATAGATCAGATATTCTTTGGCTTTTTTATCTCTTTCTTTCCATCCCTCAACATATTTTTGTTCAACACCGGGATTAGCATATTCTCTGTTGGTCAAAAAGTCAATAGCCTCATCAATAGTTCCAACATAATTAGGATTGTTAAAAACATAATACAATGATCGGCCAATTCCACCGGGATAATTTGGCATAGTTACTATGTCTAGTTCATCTTCTGCCCAGCACTTTAAACAAGAATTAGGTTCATTAATACAATCACCAAAATGAGATTCTTGTAATGCTTCAATAAAGTATTTGATAGTTGTTTCGTTATACCTTAAGTTCTCAAAATTGTTTTCTATATCATTAATAATTTCATGAATTTTGTCTAAGGGATTAGCAAGAAATTCCTCTGCTTTTTTACGATAAGTTTCATTGAGTATAAGAGATGGTTTGATTCTATTGTTTTTATAATCATCGATATAAAATGATAAACTAGTAATTGCTTCACCAACTTGAGTTACATAACTATATTTCCAAAAAAGTAGTTTTTTCTCCGCTTCATTTAACAGAATCTTATTGGCTAAAGGATTATGTTGGTAAATTATTTCCATTAGAATCTCCTAAAAATTCTAAATCTTCCATAGAAAGTCCAACAAAACCATTCGTACCATGTTCGTGGTCTATCTGCCATGTGAATTGTCTCTGCCCAAAGTTTGGCTAATTCTTCTTTAGACAATGTTTCGTTGAGATTGGTAACTTTCACTTATTTTCCTCAAACTTTTCTTTTAAAAACTTAGCATATTTCTGATCTGGGCAGTCGTACTCTTCCAAGTCACATTCTATTCCCAGTTCTTTACAGATAAAGGAATAAACACTAAGTCCTTCGTAATCGTTCTCTGGGTAGGATCCATTATCGTAATCATACTTCATTATTAATTTTTTGAGTTGTTCTATGGAAATGTTCATTTTTACATTCTTCCCGGAGAACACTTGGGACAACTACAACTCATCATATGAACGCATGGCCCCAAACCATCTTTTCTGATTCCTGTGCCATTACAAGAACTACAATTATCATGCAAACAATCGCTTTTCGGGTTTTGAACAATAGTTATTTTAGACCAATACGGATAGTCTTTGTCCCATGAATCGATATAAACTGGTTGTCCTTTTTCTTCACCAATATAAAGTATAGAATGAGTCCAGTTATTCATTTTATTCTTTCAATAAAAACTGATTATTAATCGCTTTAAAACTAATAGTTCCACCAATGTCTCGTATTACTATTCCTTCACGTTCTTGAGAACTTTTAGCAGAGGGAAAGTGGTCTATATATTTGCCTTGGGCCAGTTCTAGTAGATCGTCCACAGTATAGTCGAAACTTTCACCTTTTTCAAGTACCGGCACAAACTTCAATCCTAATCTCTCTACAATATGCAAACTCTCATCTAGACATAATCTACTATTTGTAGAGATATCTACAACATTAAATACATATAAATCTGCTATAGGTAAACCTAGAGGATTTTTTTGCACACCTGGGGCAACAACCTCTCCTTGTAAAGCAATTTGTCTACCTTCATTCCACAAATCCCTAAGTCCTTGCTCAATATTATATCTATCGGCTATTTTCCAAAAACTATGGTTGTCACTTTTTTTGTAACTATAATTTCTTCCACAAACATGAAAAGTTTCATCTTTGGGATCAATTAAAAATGTGCTGCTTGTGCCATCTAGTTTCAACGAAATATAGTAGGGTTGTCCATTAAGACTTTGTATAAATTGATATTCGTCGTTTAATTGAACTCTTATTTCATCTGTTTTACTAATAGGCCATGAAAATGACTTAGCATCCCCTATAATGGCGGCGGGAATAGGAGGTTCGTATTTCTCCACGCCTAGTATATCTGTAACATCATCACCAATGCTAAACCTTGCTAGATTAGGAAACACAGTTATTGGAAGAGCCAAACCCTGACTAAGTTGTTTGCGGAGTTTTATTGTTTTGAGCCTAAATTTCTTAAAAGATTCGTTCCAACAGCCCTTCCTCAAAAATTCAAATTCTTGAATCTCTGGTAGTAATGAGTCTATTTCAAAGTAGACACACCTATCTCCAGTTTTAAACTCACCCTTTTTAGATACGCACTCCCACCCTAAAATGCCTACAGTTTCTATGCTGTCAGCATCTAATATAGGTTTTACGTATTTAATTTGTTGTATACTAGCTAATTTTCTCATGATTATCGTATGGTCTTATTACCCACCCTATTTTGAGCAAATCCAGTCTAACCTCTTCTGTTACAAAACTTTCACCAACATACCCATCACTCTTCTCTGGATCAGATCCTATCCCGGAACAATACCAGTCTATATAGTCTCCTTTTTGTATCATATCCGCTATAATACCACCGGCGTGTCTCCAAGAGCAAGTCCACTCCTTGTCTCCATAAAAAAATCTGTTATTACACAATGCCGCATATAAATTTTGACAGTATACCGTACTGTTTCTGGCTTTATTTAGGATATCTTCACTAGACCGCAAATCATATTCTAAATTAAAATTTTTGTCTTCTGTTTCTTCTCTGGCTTGTGCTTCGTCAAGTATAGTCATCATATTATCGTACAGTTCTTGGGTTGTTTTACCTTCTTCTAATTGTTTTTTCCATATTCCACGATAAAACGATCCTCTTTCTGGGCTGCTAGAATATTCTTTCATATGCCCCACTCCTGCTCTAATTTTGACAAGGCTGATTCTACGGTAGAGTTATTATAAAAACAATCATAATCAGAATTTTTAAGTTCATTATATTTCTCCGGCCAAATATCGTATAAAACATTCATTACCGT